GATTAGTTTGATCCCAAAAAGAAAGCGGCCAAAGTCAAAATACTTTGCAAAGAAGACTGAATACGATGGCATCGTGTTCGACTCTAAGCTTGAAGCGGCCAGGTACAAGATACTCAAACAACTACAACAAGCTGGCGAGCTATCCGATCTTGAGGTTCAGGTGGACTTCCCATGTGTGGTCACCGTCAACGGCGAGGATCAGAAGATCTGCTCGTACATAGCAGACTTCCGATACAAGCGCGATGGTGAGTATGTGGTCGAGGACACCAAAGGCGTGATCACTCAGGTGTTCAGGCTCAAGAAGAAACTGGTCGAAGCACTCTACCCCGGCACCAAGATACTGATCGTCAAAGACCCCCGCAGCTGGGACTAAAATTTAAGTAAAAGATCAGTCATATAGATTATCCTCCACGGTGACAGATTTTTGAAAAGGGTAGACAGATGACTTTCTGTCAAAACGGCTCAGTGCGTTCATCCATGTTGTCGATCTGGCTCCCTGGGAACTCAGCCCTGATCTTCTCACTATCGATCATCATCTGAGTATCGAACCGCACCTTGGATAGCTCACGCATCTCAGCACTTGAGTAGTAGTACTCACCATCCTCTGGCCCCACACCATTGTAGAAGTCGATGATGCCCGCTCTGTACGCTGTGGCGTCCTGTGTGCTTCTCTCAGGCATGTAATCTGCACCCACTAGGTTCGGTATCCACATGTGTTTATGGCACCCAGCACGCTGCTCATCAAGCGAGAGAGCCTCGCCTGTCCTCTTACACACCCACACGGCACCGTGAGACTCTGTTAATGGCTTTGAGTGCATGCAGTTCCTGCAGTTCACAGACTCAGGCAACCGCCGCCCATAGTAGATATCTTTGTACAAGTCAGGCTCATTCTTCATGCGCCAATCTTTCTCTGACCGCCGCGTGTCTTTGAGTGGTGCGTCACTGCAGATGATCCGCTCTGCCTTCTCTTGTGCGCGCTCCCAGATAGCGGCGTTGTATTCAATCACCTCTGAATAGATTTCGCTGTTGTTTTTATTCATCACAACAACCATGCATTTGGTCAGACCAAGCGCACCCATGTACGCATGAATCTGCCAGCGATACGTTTCGCTCCACGCCTCATAGCTTTCAAGCTTCACGAGCTCCTTGAACCGCTTGTCATTGGCACTCTTCACCTCGAGCAGAAGCACCACCTCGCTCTCAGGTGGAGGCAGCACACCCTTGAGCAGCCCGTCGCATGAACCTGCGAAGTGGCCACCAAAGAACGATGCCCGAAACTGGTTGCCGTCTTTGTCGTGCGAAGCGATGGATATCAGGCCGCTGTCTTTTATGTTGTCAACGATCTGCTCCTCTATCCTCTGACCAAGATCAAACAGGCGAAGCATGCGCCCACCAAACGTGGACGGTAGGCACCAACGGAATCCCATCCACAGCTTGTATTCATCGTCATCCCCGATCCCACTGAAACCAAGGTGCCCTCGGTGTCGGTTATCTTTGCTGGCGATGACCTCATCTATGCGATTAAAAATGGACGCTGACAACATTCCAGTACTTACCCTCCTTTCTTACAGTAATTTGTTTGATGTGACTCATGACTTTGTCTTCGTTAACAAGACCCGCCGCGTGCGTGAGGCTATGTGTTATGGGCGTCCCTGGCCTAGTCAAGGTGCGCCACTTCTTTGTAGCAACCATGCCCGCTTTACCGTGCATACCTAGCATGATGGGCATACTCTGTGGCCAGTACTCACCGGGCGTGGAGAACATCACGTTGAGATACTCGTTGCCGTTCTTGGATTTCTTGATCTGAGCAGAGACAAAGTCGATGTCTTTGATCTTCTCAAACTTCTGCGATGGCTCTTCAAGCTCGTCAGAAAGCACATTGCCCTGTGCCGCTTCTGTTGTGGTTGCCGCCTCCCGCCCGTTGTAGCCAGGAGAAAGCTCGTCTTTATCAAGAAGCAAGGGTGGCTGTTCTGATATTTTAGGCATTGGTTTTGGCGCACCGCACTCAACACAAGTACGAGCATCTATGTCGTTAACAGCAACGCACTGATCACAAATCCAAATTTTTTCATCATCAGAATCATCTTCTGGTTTGTATGGCCTAGCCGTATCGATGCAACCATGGCGCTGCATATTCTCGCCATAGTCGAGCAGCATGCAGTCTTTCTTGTCGCCCCATGTCCGCATGCCTCGACCACAGATCTGCACATACAAGCCCAGCGACTTGGTCGGTCTAAGCAACGCGATACAGTCTGTGCGTGGCGCATCCCAGCCTTCAGTCAACACAGCGACGTTACACAGCGCATTGATGACACCATGCTCAAAGTCTTCAAGGATCTTCTTGCGCTCTTCACTGGGCGTTTCTGCCGTCACGACAGCCGCCTCTACCCCTGCATTGCGAAGGTACATGCACATCTTGTTCGCATGAGCGACAGTGATACAGAAGAACACACTGCTCAGTCGGCCTTTGCTGTACGCCTTATCAATCCAATCGCCGACAATCGCCAACATGGTTTGGTCTTCCATGGCGAGGTGTTCAATGTCTGACTCACGATAGTCACCACCCTTGAACTTGACCCTGGCAGTAGATGCATCGATCACCGCCTCAGACGCCACCTGATAAGCCGACAGTCGGCACAGATATCCAGCTTTGATTAGTTCCGGGATGGTGACCCGATGGGCCACACCTCCAAAGAAGTGATCGTCCAACCCGTAAATGAACCCTTGGCCCATGCGATACGGTGTTGCCGTCACGCCCAAGACTTTTGGTGCGTAATACTGTGTTGAGTCGAAGTGATCAAAGATCTTCCGATACCGACTGTTCTTCTCTGGCCCAACATGATGGGCTTCATCCACGATGATGTAGTCGAACTGACCTGCGTCCATCAACCTGCTTGGTGTGGCCAGGGTATCTCGACTAGCGATCACGATAGGCTCGTGCGAATCAAACTGTTTCAACCCTGCAGCCAGCAACCCACTGGGTGCATAAGGCCATACGGTCTTTAGCTTTTCATCTGCCTGGCTGATTAGCTCCTGCCTGTGAGCAAGGATCAACACACGGCTGTCACGATTGTCTTCAAAGATCTTCTTGATCATTGAGGCAAAGACAACAGTCTTGCCAGAGCCTGTGGGTAAAACAATTAAAGGGTTCGTATCTTGAGTGTCGAACCAATGAAACGCCGCATCAATGGCGTCCTGCTGGTAATACCTTAGCTGCATGCCTGGCCCTCTTTAGTCCTGAATAAGTGCGTGCCCAGTACGTTCTGGCCCACGGTGATAGGTTGTGACGATGTAAGATACGAAGCACAGCCTGTTCTCTTACGGCGTGTTGGTTTTCATTTAATGACATATCCTTTCCTCTGTTGATGAATCAGGATCCACCACTGCAAGCATGCCGTCATCAACCAACCTGCGAAGAGAGCTACGATCAGTAAAGTGCAGGTGGTATGTAAACGCGGCGACAAAAAGAACTTCCATCAAAACATCTTCTGATATGTCTCTCTTTCTCATCGCTTTCACGAACAACCCCAGCGCCTCTGCCGCAACTTCGTGCTCTTCGCTCTGCCAGCTGAAATCAAACTCTTCATGATGATCCATCAGTTTCCTCCTTGATCAGCCAACCCAAATAGACGTTGGCTTTCTGCAAGTCTTCTAGCTTGCCTTTGTTTTCATAACGCCAGACATACTTCATGACGTTACCTTTAAGATACCCTTTGAAGGCGTCAGAGGACATCGACGCTTTGATTGCCTCAACGCACTCTATGCCACCGCCCTTCGCATAATGTCCGGGGTGATTGACCACATCCTCTTTGATGCTTAACGGTTCTCCAGTAGAGCCATTGATCAGACCTGCGTGATCACTCATCAGCCACTCTCCAAACCCCAAATTGACCATCCACGCTGCGCGTTGCCACTTTCATGCCGTGCCTAGATAAGTAAATCTTCAACGAGTTAGCTTCTTTACGGCTATCCACAAACACACACTGACCGACTTCGATGCCAACAAACTTGTCCCACCTAGAAGACTTACCACGCTTCTCTATTGGCAGCGGGATGTCGCTGTGAATGGTTTCGGTGTCTTTCATCACATGCCCTCAATGTTTTGGAACCTAACGTCCACGATAACTTCATCATCAGGCCAGCCACCAAGGTTGGAGTACAACTCAGTGATCGATCTCGCAAACTGATACACCTTGCCGAAACTTTCTGACAACGCTTTTTCTCGTCGCGCATTGTTTTCTTCGCGGGTCTCTTCTTCCTGATCCCATCTCCAATTACCCTGCAGCATCGGTATCGGTATCGTGCAGACACGTTTGCGCACATTGTCTGCTTCATACATACAGCCAGTAGAGATCTCAATCAGCGCCTCTGAATTCTCCATCCAGTAAGAGTTTTCAGGATGAGCAGCTTGGTGTCTGTCCAAAAGTTCATCACGCTTTTCTCGTAGTTCCTGCATGTATGATTGTGCATGATCGAGGTCATCCCGAAGCCGCGTAATTTTTTGACGCAATTCCTCTTTAGTAGGCATTCTGTTGCCGCGCTCTGCGTCCCTTTCATCAAAGTCTTGAGATTCAGGGTTGTTTGCCAGCCAGGTCACATACTTCTGCATGGTTTTCAGAGCAGGTTTAACGATCTCGCCGTTTACAAACTGCCTGATTGAGCTTGGATCAACGCCAATTGAATTTGAGATGTTGGCTCGAGCCGTAGATTCTTTTATACCGTGGTCAGCCGCCATTGTTGCCACATGAGATTTCAACGCATTACGCGCAAAACTTAATGTCTTTTCAGAATGTAGTTCCATATCTATTCCTTGCTTTGGGGTTTAATAAGTCCCGCCTTCGGGCACGCGGACGGGAACGCGCAGGATGGGTGATGAATCCCATGCCCTAGTCATCAACCGCTCCAATCTACATTGGCGGTGTTCAGTCCCGGCGCAGGGGTTGCCTGTGCCTGTTGTGGCGCTTGTGGTTGCACAGCCGCAGGAGCAGATCCCGCACCGCTTTTGTAAGAAGCGATCTTGTTGCTGTCGGAATAACCACCAGAGCCAGGTTCGATCTTGATGGATGCAGTGAACTGCTTGCCCATCGCTGATCTCAGCATGTCAATGTTGAGAACCTGAGAAGCGTCTTGGCCCGTTGAGCCAATGAACGACTTCAATCGTGACACACCAACCAGCTGGTTCAGAACAAAGTAGTCCCAAACCTTACGGCCAGCATGCGTGGGGCCGACAACGTTGAACTCAATCTTGATCATCTCGTTGCCAGCTTTCGACGTTTGCTCTTCATAAAGAGCCGCAGTCAAAGTGTAATCCCCTTCAGGAAAAGGGGTGTTGTCGCTGCCACCAACTTGAATGTTGCTGACATCAATGCCTTGGTCTAATAGACCCATAGATCCTCCTACGCGGCTTCGTTATTGTTTACTGGCAAACCCAGTGCAGCGCCATAAGCATCTGCAAAAGATTGCCAAGAGAATTCGATCTTCGATGGAAGATCTAAGCGAGACTTTGCGTCATACGCTGCAGCAAACTTGGTAAATAAACCTCGGTTGCCGTAGCTCACACCGCGAGCCTTCTGACCATCTTTGATCAAGGTGGTTTCGTAGTTCGCAAACAAGTTGAAGTCCACCCAATCCTTGATCAGGGCATTCACCTTCTTGTTGCAACGCATCTCCCATCGATCATAGGGTTCCAGTTCTGGATCCTTGTACGACTTAGATGCAACGTGACTCAATAGAATCACATTCATGCCACACTGCTGGAAGCATACGTTCAGGCCATTCAACAGGTTCAACCAAGCATTCTCTTCGGCAACGTAGAACGCGCCGTATCCTGCTTTGGGGTCTGCCGCCGATGACCAACCGTTCTTCTCACACACATGCGCTTCACCAAGCTTGGCTGCAGCATCTGTCGTATCCAAGACAACTGTCTTGTACTCATGCTTTTCCATGGCCAGGGTCTTCACCTGCTCCAAGATCTCTTCCCAAGTGTTCGCTTGGGGAAACCGTGCAGCGTTGATAAAAGACAAGCCATCTTCCGCTTGTATGAAGATAGCGCCTGGCGCGTGTGCGCCAAACGTGGACTTACCAATACCATCTGTGCCTTGGATGTTCATCCGCACAGGGGGCATGGCCACATCAGGATTGATCTCCCGATGAGTGGTAACTTGATTGAGTAAACTCAAAGTTACACCTCCTCTTCTGGTTGGTTAAGTTTCTCTGGGTCAATTGACTTGACCCGCTCTTTGCCAAGCTTGATCGAATGACAGGCATGCCAACGCCCAGCTTCGTCTGGGTGAGCCATAGCCCACGCAGTAAAGCCGCGCATGTCTACCTTGTAATTCGTAACTTGGGCTACAAACGAGGGCCACGATTCTCGTGGCATTGACTCCAGAATCTCATCCAACAAAAACTGATCCCAAACGTGTTCACGCTTGATCTCAACAGTTATGCCGTCTTGGGTTCTTTCGCCGCCTTCGTTGTTCAGGGGGAGTAGAAGTTGACTTACTTCTTTCTGGTCTAGGAGCTCGCGTTCAACCGACTTGATATGTCGCTC